CCTAAAGCAAAAGCAGAGGCATTCATTAAATTTAAGACATTACTAAAAAACGAGGTGTTTGAAAAATCTGCTGAAAGAAATGCCTTAGAAAGTTTTTTTGAAGAAGATGACCCTAGTGGTGAGGCAAGAAAGACAGATAATGCTGTGTTTAGAATGTTGGATTTACTTGATGATCAAAATAAACTGACTAAAAAAATTATTAATGACTCTTTCCTAAAATTAAAGACGTCTGATTACAGAGCTTTCATAAAAAGACTTAAAGTAGAAAAAACAGATGCAGAAAGCTATGTGATTAACACTGTTATTAATGGAAGCTTTTTTATTGATGAATTAAATAGCGATGATAAATCAGCAGTTGAATTTGATAAAATGAGAATGGCTGCTAAAAATGCATTTAATAAATGGTTAGAGAATAATGGTACTGCTTCTTATTCTGAAATCGTAGCACAAGGCGAAGAGATTATGAAGTCTCCAAAAGAACAAATCGCCAAAATGTATAAAGCTGGTTTTGATAATGAGGTTAAGAAATTCAAAGCTGTAGATAGTTTAAAAAATAGTTTTGAAAAGAAATATCTAGATAAAAAATACACTCTTAATAGAATTATGAGCCATCTAGTGGATCTTGGATTAAGTAAAGCGCAGCCAAAAAGTTATGCCAAAAGATTTAAAAATTTTATAGGATTACCAGGAGCTAACGAATGGAACGAATAGATCAAAGCTTTTATAATGGTAGTTTTATTACTGAAGAAGAAGCCGCTGATGAAGTCTTTATAAAATCTATGGAGACACAATTTAAATCAGAACCAGAGGTGGATGACTTTGATGTATCTGGTAATAAAGAACCAACTCTAGGTGAAAACATTGCTGAATTTGGATCGAAATTAAAAGACAAATTAAATGAAAATGAAGCTTTATTAGATAACATTGAAAAAGATACCGCTATAGGTGTAATCCAAGGAGCTGATGCTGGATTAAAAAACACATTATATGCTCCTGGAGATATCATTGGAGCTGGAGTTGATTTTGTAAATGATAAAATTGTAAAGCCAGTTTTAAATGAATTTGGTATTGAAGGTTCTGATACACCATTTGGCGGTACTGAAATGAATACCGAAGCAATGGATAATATTATTGGTTTTATAAATGATATTACTCCCAATTTTTTAAAAGAACCAATAAACGAATTTGCAGATCAGCCTTTTACTTTTGAAACGTATGGTAATTTAGTAAAGGGATTCTCACAGTTTGGCATTGTTGCTATACCAGCAGCACAGATTGTTGGATATATGAGTTCAGCAAACTCTTTAGTAAGAGCAGTGGCTTGGTCAGGGATATCTGATTTTACTGCAATGAATCCTGATGATCCAGCTATTGCAAAGGTACTTCTAGATTACTTTGAAGTTAATCAAGATAAGTTAGAACCGTGGGCAACAAACGCTATTGCTGTATTGGAAAAACATGACACTGATGGAGTAATAACTAAACGACTAAAAAATTTCCAAGAAGGCGTTATAGTTGGTGCTTTTGCAGATACTGCAATGCTACTTATAAGAGGCGTTTTAAAAGCTTCAGTTAATATTCCTTGGAAAGGTTTGACTCCCTTAATAAGTGGAGGAAGCAAAGCCCTAACTCTAGGTGCTAATCAGTTAAGCAAAGGGTTTAAAATTGTTAAAACAAAATTAGGGGAGATAATCACTCCACCTCCTCCAACGGTTAACCCTATAATAGATAACTTACCTATATTATCAGCAGACAGCTTAGTAGGAAAAAAAATATTTCCTATCCAGGCTGATCTTACAAAAGCAGGCGGTGAGTATAAGGGTATTGATAGCAGTCAAATTGATATACCTATCATCTTACAGGGTGGTCCTGACTTCCCAATATTACAAAGCTCTAAGGATGGTAAGGTGGTTTGGGCTGTAGACAGCAAATCTGTATCAAGTGGAAAATTAAATAAAGATGCAGACTATGCATTAGTAGTGTCTATGGCTCCTGATAGCCACAAGTCAAATGCAACAGTTAATGGAGCAATGATTGAGACATCACTTGCATATTTAAGAGATGGCAGGATAACAGACGATATTATTAATGCAGTAGATGCTGAAATTAGATTAAAGTTTCCTGAGTTTCCAGGATTAAAATCAGAAAACGTAGCAGAGTTTACAAGAGGGTTAGGTTTTGATCAAAGAAAAATATTGATGGATGCATTAAGCAATAAGACTGCACAGCAAGGTGGCTTCCCTAATTTACAAGCTGTGTTAGATGCTACAGGAGATCCTGCTTATTTAGGTCTTAATTCTAATGACAGCATCATGATTCTTAAAATTAACAAAGATGGTGGTGCAGTAAGATTAGGCGAAGACAACACTCAAAAGCATATGAGTTATGAGTTTGGTCTCAAAGGTGAGCCTGTTGGCAGGATACCAATGGTCAATGCTAGAAAGATGTTTCCTGATTGGTTTAAGCAGCGAGATGCTGACGTAGCTCAAATGGAAAAAACAGGATTGGGAATGGATGGGAAACCTTTACAAAGACCACCAAACACAGCAAGAGCTTTTCAATTTAACTTGCCTGTTGAAGAAATTACACAAAAAAAAGCTGATGCAATCAAAGCCGTAATTATAGATAAAGTTAAATCTCCATTACAAGCCAAGTTGGTTGTGGCAGCTATGGAAGGCAAATGGTCTACAACATCAGGCTTAAAAAAGGATGGTGGTATAACTGCATTAAATTGGATTAGAGAAGCTAGATCCTCACCTGAAGGAATTACTTTATCAATACCTAAAGGTGCTAATGGTGAACGTCTAAATGATAATGCTGCTGCTGCTATTTTGCAGGAAGAAATAAAACGAGGCGAACTTGTTATCTATCAGCTTGGTAAAGTTGCTAAAGATGCCAAGGGCAAAAATGATAGCAGGACATTATTTGGAATTAGAAAAAATTATAACTACACCAAAGAATATGATGGCATTATTACTAATCCTAATTATAAAGGACCTGGCTTTAATGACAACGATAAGGCATTAGTATCTGTATTAAGTAATGACAAATCAGCAAATGGTATTGGCAAGGCTACTGTTTTAAAAGCAATTGAAGAAGGTGTGACAGTCCTTGATTGCTATGCAGTTAAAACAGATAAATACAGAAATGGTTTCCTACCACAATTTTACAAACAGTTTGGATTCCAGGTTGCAGGAACTGTTCCATTTAACAAGGAATTTGCACCTAAAGGCAAAGAATGGGATGACCTAGTAAAGGTGTGGAAAGATAGAGGTTGGGATGGGAATGTTGACAATGGACCTTATCCTGATATAATTATAATGAAATATATAGGAGGAGAAAATTCTAGAGCAACCGCAACAAGAAACTTTGTCCAAGATGGTGCTTTCCGTATTGGGGAAGGAGACACTAATGGAGTGTTCCAAGGTGCAATTAGAAATGCTGGACAGCTTGATGGATCAGGAGCTAGAGGAAGTAGACAACGATCCGACACAAATAACAGAGCCACAGATACAGGGAATGTACGAAATGGTGATGGATCATCTTCAACCGATAGACTTGCCGAAGTAGGTCGAGAGCTACTAAGCGCAACCAAGGAACAAGTAGAAAATCTTGGGATAGACTATTCAAGAATACTAGCTCTCAAAGCACAGATGCAAGTAAAGTAATGTCTATACCTAAATATGAAAGCAATACATAATTTATTAAATAGCCAAATGTTCTCGAATTTGGTAGTATCTATATATAGTCAGGCTGTCTTTTAGGCAGCCTTTTTTTATGGGAAATTTATGGCAATACCTAACGAACAAGCAATGGAAGCTTCTCGCACTGGGGGAGTATTGTCTCCAGCGTCTAAGAATCCACATAGCCCAGAATATACTGAGTTAGCTGGATGGTTTAGTACCGTATTAAAGCAAACTGGTAAACTTGATAACTCGGTTACTAGCGGTAAGCGTGTTCCAATGGCTATTGAAGAAAGGCTTCTTAAAAAAGGCGATAGCGCAACAAAAATTCAAAACAATATGGCAGAAGAAGTTCTTAGTCCAAAAGGTTTAGAAGATTTTAAAGCTAATAATAATGTTGCCACTTCTCCTAAACAATTGCTTAACCCTCAAGAAGACTTAGTTAAAATGGCTGACGATGAGTTTGCCCTCTCACAGCAAATTTCAGATTCAGCTAATTTAGCAGCAAGAGATAAGCCAAAAGGGTTCGCTTCTGATGGTGATGCAGAGGATTTATTAACTGGAACAGCCAATAAGTTTTTTAAAACTGATGAAGGAATTGATTTTAATTTTGAGAAAATGAACTCTTCAGAGGACGTTCTTGAAGTTATTAATGGCGTTAGTGAAATTATTAGTAAAGAGACTATCCAGTTTAAAAGAGGTAAAGTTTCAAATAACCAAACCCTTGATGAGGCTATGTCTTTATTAGCTGACGAAACTGGGTTTACTAAAACCATTTTAAAAAAGGGAGTAGGCACAACCTTAAACGCTACTGAAATGACTGCTTTAAGAATAATGCTTCAGAACTCAGCGGAAAAACTGTCGCTATTAGGAAAAGAAATTCAAGCTGGTGCAGACAGTAATGACAATTTATTAAGATTTAGACGTTTAATGGCAATACATTCTGGTTTGCAGATGAGAGCTAAAGGCGCCCAGGTCGAAATAGCAAGAGCAATGCAAGCTTTTTCCATGCCAATTGGTGTAAGAGATCCAATAAATATTGGTAATGTAAAACAAGAATTACTAGATGAAGGCGGTGGAGCAAAGTTAGCTAGAAAGCTTGTTGATGCCGTTATGTTAGCCGAAACTAAAGGAAAGAAAAATTTTTCAGAAGCTATATCAAAAGGATGGCAAGTTAAAACTGGCAAAATATATCAAGAAGTTTATATAAATGGTTTGCTTGCTAACACTAAAACAGCATTAAAAAACTTTACAGCAACGCCAACTTTTATCGTTTACAATCAGCTTACAGATCTATTTGCTGCTTCAGTTATGACTGTTGTAAGAGGTGGTAAAAAAGTCTTGGGTAAAGACATAAGCCCAGATGGTGTCTTTTTTGCTGATATTGTTGCTAGAAATATGGGAATGATGAAAGGCTTTAAAGATGCCTGGTTGTCAGCTTACCAATCTGCAAAGACTGAAATCCCAGCTGGAAGAATGAATAAGGTTGAAGGTTACAATGCAATAGATACTGATTATTTAGAAATACCAAATATAGATAAAACTGGCACTCTAGGAACAGCAATTAATTATTTAGGAAGATCCATTCGTATACCAGGAGCAGCTCTTCAATCAGGTGATGATTTTTGGCGTATTATTGTTCAAAGAGGGGCAATGCATGAGCAAGCAATAAAAGCGGCTAGAATAGTTAAGATGAATGGTGGAACTGATATTGAGGCTAGTGATGCTGCTTTAAAGATCTTATTAGACCCAGAAGCTGTGAGAGCTGAAGTTGAACTTGCTGGAAATAGGATGTTGTTAACTGAAAACCTTGAAGGCTTTGTAGGTTCATTTAGTAAAACAATGCAAAATAATTTTATAGGTAAATTGCTATTACCTTTTGCTAAAGCGCCTTCTAATGGAGTTGGTATGGTTGCTGAAAGTCATCCTTTAACTTTGGCTACAGCCATTTTCCCTGGCAAACTTCAAGATGACCTTATGGGAAGAAATGGAAATGAAATAAGAGAGCAAACTTTGTCTAGGTTTGCTGTAGGCTCAATGACAATGTACCAGGTGTATCAATGGGCAGATGAAGGTCGATTAACTGGTGCAATGCCAAGAGATCCTAAAATAAGAGCGTTATTGCCAAAAAACTGGCAGCCTTATTCGTTTGTGTTTAGAGGTGATAATTTCCCAAAAGATGCTAATGGTGATGATCTTCCTATATATGATAAAAATGGTATTCCTAATGGTGAATTGCTTTATGTTAATTATGCTGGTTTAGAGCCAGTAAGCGCTATATTTGGTATAGGAGCTGATTGCGCTGAACGAAGAAAAAGAGTTGTGAAAGAAACTGATAGAGAAAGTCTAGTGGTTGCTTGCACGGCTGCCACACTAAGTTATTTTAAACAGATACCATTTTTAACAAGTATGAGTAGTGTTTTTGCAGCAATCGAATATGAAGATGCAACTATAATATTAAGAAGCCCAATGAATAATATGGTTGGTGTTATTCCAGTACCATTTAGTTCTATGGGTCGAGTGATTAAAAAAGGAGGAGATCCTCAATCTTATAAATCATCAACAGATGTGAATTATTACTCAATTGCAGATGTTCAAAAATTGTATGATGATTCATTGTTGACTGATGAGCCATTAGAAACAGAACCCTGGCAATTAGTTGGAACGGTAAAAAATGAAGGAGCTGCTAAAGATTTTTTTGATGGATCAGTCTTACTATTTAAAGACCAAATGAAAAACAATCCTTGGTATAAGAAAATAGATTCTGAATTTCAATTTCAATATGATGTTCTCGGCAACAAACTTAAAACTGGTGTTTCAAGTCAAGTTAACCCAGTCCAAGCTTATTGGAATTTAATGACGCCGTTTAATTTTCAATTCGGTGAAGTGATGCCTGAGTGGCAACAAGAACTTATTAAGATTGGAATGCCATTAAAAAGTGAGGTTGCTGTAATTGAAGGCATTGAATTATCAAATGCAAGAAAAGGTCAACTTAACTTTATTGCAAAAGATCCAGAAAATGAAACTGCTATTAAATTACAAATTATGCCAGGAACTGAGCCACTAGGTTTCCAAGCTTATTTAGAAGACTTTATGAAGACAGCGGATTATGTCGATGCATCAAGAAAAGAAAAAATAAATTTTATCAAGAGTGTTGAAAATGATTTTTATGAAGCTGCATTCCAACAATTAATTGCCATGCCAGAAAATGAAGATATTTATAATGCCTACAAAGAAAGAAACGAAGATTATGTGCAAGGAGCCAGGTAAATGACGGTTAGTTCAACCACCAACACAAATTCGCAAACTACGGTTAATGCGACCACACACAGTTTTCCTTATCAATTTAAGATTTTTGCAGATGGTGATCTTGAGGTTATTGTAAGATCCGCTGCTGGAACAGAAACGGTCAAGCAACTAGATACTCATTATGTTGTGACAAATGCTGGAGTTGATACTGGTGGTAATGTTTTATTTAAGTTCAACACTGGAACCTCTTCAGATGCACATTTCTCCTCAACTGATCGAAGACCAGCTTCAGGTGAGACTGTATTAATTAGAAGAAATTTAACTTTAACCCAAGGCACAGATTATATTGAAAATGATAATTTTGCTAGTAACTCACATGAAAATGCATTAGATCGTTTAACCTTTATTACCCAATCATTAGAAGAAGAATTAAACAGATCATTTAAAGTTTCAAAAACAAATACTATAGCAAGTGCTGAATTTGCAGATAGCGCTGCTACAAGAGCTTCTAAAACGCTTGGCTTTGATAGTGATGGCAACTTAACAACTGTTGCTGATTTCTTGCCAATAGGAGGTGATGCGGCACAATTTACCTATTCAACTACAACAACGGATGCTGACCCCGGAAGTGGTTTTATAAGATTCAACCATGCGACTTTAGCTTCAGCATCAATTGCATATGTAGACGATAACGAAATAAATGGAACAGATGTTAGTGCATGGGTTCTTTCATTTGATGATGTTTCCTCAAGTGCAAGCAATCGTGGTAGAATTAGAATGTCTAAGTCTAATACGTTAGACACATGGGCAGTTTATAAAATTTCTGGAGCATCAACTGATGCAAGTGGATATGTTAAATTAGCTCTCACATATATTGATAGTGCAGGAACTTTTGCCAATAACGACAAAGTCTTTTTAAGCTTTGTTGCAACTGGTGCTGGAGAAACTGGCGCAACTGGGGCTGCTGGTGGATCAGCCGCTGACGATCTTTCTTTAGGAGATGCGGCAGTTTTAATTGCAACGAGTGCAGGAAATATTACGATTGATGCTCAAGGCTCTGATACAGACATTATTTTTAAAGGAACAGATGGTTCTTCAGATATAACTCCTTTAACGCTAGATATGTCAGATGCAGGAAAAGCTATCTTTACTGGAGCGGCAACTATAGCTGGGTTAGCAACTGTGGGTGGAACGCTTGGTGTTACTGGAATAACGACTTTAGCAAATAATCTTATAATACCTAACGCTGGCAACATTGGTTCTGTTGGTGACACAGATGCAATGGCTATAGCTTCTAATGGAGTTGTAACATTTAGTCAACAACCTGTGTTTAGTGCTGGTGGAGCAGGTGGTTTTGTTAAATTAGCACACACAAACGTTAGTGATAATACTGCTTCTATTATTTATGATAATGTTATTTCAAGCACCTATGATAATTATGTATTGATAGGTTCAGTAGTTACTACAAGCGAACAAAACTGTCGGATGCAGTTAATAGCTAGAACTGGTGGAGCAAGTGGTTCAGACGTAAGTTCAGGTTGGGCATTAGGTCAAGGAGAGTGGGCAAATAGACAATCTGCTTCAGCTTATCAAGGATATGTTAGAGCAAATGTAGCTAATAATATAGTTATACCATCAGGGCTTGTTATTTATGGTGGTGCTGTATTTACTTGGAGATGTGAAATGATGAACTTTCATACTGGTCTTGTTTCTGAAGTAACAAATGTAACAGCAAGAAGAAAGTATCAAGGCAATTATAGTTGGACTGCTCAAGCTACTAATGCTGCAGATAATCATGGGGGTTCTGGGTGGTTTCAAGCAGACACAGCAGGAACTGGAACTGCTCCAATAATAACTGGTATAAAATTACTTTTTACAGCAGGGCAATTTAATTTAGGTTCAATAAGTTTATTTGGGTATGCAAAATGACAAGATATAAATTAGTAAATAACGAAAGAATTGCATTTACAGCAGAAGAAGAAACAGCAAGAGATGCAGAAGAACAAGCATGGGCAGATCAAGCACCTAATAGACGTATGGCAGACTTACGACAGAGAAGAGATGCACTACTAATTGAAACAGATTTTATGGGTAACTCTGATTTAACAATGAGTGATGCTTGGAAAACATATAGACAAGCACTTAGAGATATAACAAGTCAGACACCATCTGACGATACTCTTAGTAATATAACTTTTCCAACAAAGCCAGAGTAGGTTTATTTTATGGTTAAAGCATCTGAAGTCAAAGCACAAATTGACACCCATGAGGCGATTTGCTCGCAGAGATGGCTGGAAACGCTGAGTCGAATAAAAAGGTTAGAAATGATCATAATTTCTACTGCTGCGGCAAGTATCATACTTTTGATATCCCTTCTAGTAAAATAACCAAAAAAACTGTGACCCTTACTAATGGAGAATTGTTATAGATCCAGTAACGATATCTTTAGCTGTAGGAATCGCATCAAAATCATTTGAATTAATTAAATCTGGATTTCAAGCTGGTCGTGATTTGGAACAAATGTCTGGTGATATTAGCAGATGGATGGGAGCAGCTTCAGATGTTGACCAGGCAGAAAAACAAGCAAAAAACCCAGGAGTGTTCGGCAAGGTTTTTGGTGCTGGAAGTATTGAAGCTACTGCACTCCAAGCTTATGCAGCCAAGAAGAAACTTGAGGAACAA